TACATCTTTAGTTGATGGAAACGCTGTTCAAAATGGTTCAGCTTTCGTTAATTTAATTGATGCATAATTTGATTATATAACTTTAAAAAGGGGCTGGTTTTTATTAGCCAGCTCCTTTTTTTTAAAACAAAAAAAATGTATAGAAGTTTACAAGAAAATACTTTAGCAACAAATCCTTTATTTACAACAGCTGAGGCAAAAGATTTTTTGAAAGTTGATACAACAGCGGATGACACTTTAATTGATAATTTAATTAAAGCCGCAACCCAATCTTGTGAGATTTATACAAACAGATATTTTCTGGACACTTTAGTCACTCAGCATGCAGACAAATGGAGTGATATTAATACACTTTACAAAAGTCCCGTTTCAGGACTTACACACATAAAATATTATGATTCTAATGATACATTGCAAACTTTAGATTCATCAGTTTATTTATTAGATAAATATGCAGAGCCTGCAAGAATAGGATTGCAACCAAATCAATCATTTCCAAACTTAGCAGATAGAATTAACGCAATAGAAGTAAAATACACAGTTGGATATGGAACAAGTTCATCAGATGTTCCTGAAGGAATAAGACAAGCTGTTTTGATTACAATTGGGAATTGGTATGAAAACAGACAAACAGTTATCACAGGAAGGACTGCAACAGAACTTCCTTTGTCAAGTCAATATTTATTGAACCAATATAAAGTTCAAGTATGTTAAGTATTGGACAATTAGATAGAAGAATAAAAATATTAGAACCTTCCTATACAAGGAACAAGTATGGAGAGGAATCAAAAACATATGCTTTGATTTACACATTGTGGGCAAAAGTAGATTGGAAATCAAGCAACAGAAAAGAAGAGTCACAAGAACAAACAAACAGAACTGATGTTGTTTTTTATATTAGAAATCTAGGAGTTGATATTTTAACAACTTACAGAATAGAATATGAAAGTGAAACTTACATCATTCATGGAATAAAACAAATAGAAGGAAGGGAAAGAATGTTGGAATTAGCAACTAGAATAAAAGATAATCAATGAGTGGAGTTAGTGTAAAAGCACAAGGGTTGAAAGAGATTGACCAATTATTCAGACAACTTCCAAAACAAGTTAGTCAAGACAAGATTTGGGGAAAGTTTTGGAGAAAAGTTTCAAAACCATTAAAAGACGCTGCTGCTTCAAACGCTCCAATTGCTAAAAAAGACATTCCTTATCCACCTGACACTTCATTAAAAATTAGAAAAGGAACTTTAAGAGATTCTATTCAGTTTTATAGAACAAGAGCTTCAAAACAAGTATATGGGGGTTATGTTGGACCTAGAGTAAAAGGAAAGTTTAAAAAAAATAAAGGGGGATATTTTGGAGCTTGGGTGGAATACGGACATAAAATTAAACATAAGGGCAGTATGACAAAAGACAATCCGTTTATGGAAAAAGCTTTTAAAAGCAAAAGTGGAACAGTTTTATCAAATGGATTTAAAGACGCTGAAAAAATATTTGTGAGTGCAGTAAAATCACATGAAAAAAGATTACAAAAATACGGATCATTCGGTTATTAAATGGATATAGGAAAAGCAATATATAAAATATTAAGTGACAACATTGCAGTTAGTTCAATGGTAGGAACAAGAATTGCTCCAAATGTAATGAAACAAACATCTCCATTTCCTTTCATTGTTTATGATGTTAGTTCAGCAGAACCAGAAGGACAAAAGGATTCTGTTGCTTTATTAGACACAGTTGATGTGATGGTTTCAGCTTATTGCAAAACTTACTCAGAAGCTTCTAAATTAGCTAATTATATAAGAACCGCTTTAGATAGAGTAAATGGAGTTTATAATGCAGTAAACATTCAAGCAATTGATTTTGATGGATATGATGACATCTTTGATGACATGTCAGGAAGTGATGGAATTTATAGAAAGTCCTTGAATTTTAATGTTAGAGTAATTAATTCATTTAACAATATCTATTCAACTTTATTTGATGGAGTTGATGACTTTGTTTCTTTAGGAGTTTCAGGAATGAGTTCTGTTAAAAACACAGGTTCAATTTCTGCGTGGTTTAAGTTAGAAACAACTTCAGCAAGTGGGGACATCATGAGAATTTTTGAGGATTCAAATAACAATGTAAGAGTTTTTTATCATAATGCTTCGGCAGAATTGAGATGTGTTTATAAAGCGGGAGGAACAACAACATCAGCTGTTCTAACTGATGTAATTGAAGGAGATGGAAATTGGCACCATGTAGTTGGAACATGGGACAATGACACGGGAGATGCTGTTGCAATTTATTTGGATGGAGTTTTGAAACAATCAACATCTGGAGTTAGTGGAACATTTACAGGGTCATTCACCTCTGCTTCTATTGGAAATAATGCAGAGGGTGGGGGATTCTGGAAAGGAAATATTGATGAAGTAGTTTTATTTAATAAAGCTTTAGACTTAACAGAGGTTACAAACCTTTACAATGATGGACTTCCATTTAATCCAAAGCCATTGGACAACATGAAAGGTTATTGGAAAATGGGAGATGGTGGAATTGTAGGAAATCCAATTGCAACTTTTCCAACAATTATTGATGAAACAGGAAATAATAATGGAACAATGACAAATATGACTTCAACTGATTTTGTTGCTGATGTTCCAGAGTAAAAATAATTAAATGAATAAATATGAAATTTGAATTAAAAAGAAAATATATTGTGAACTCAATAAAAACTTTAGAAGCTGGAGCGGTTATTGATGTAACAGAAGAAAAATATAAGTGGCTTGAAGAAAATGGATATGGAGAGCCAGAAGTAAAAAAAGAAAAGAAAACAAAGAGAAGTTCAAAGAAAGAACAATAACAGAATTATAAATTTATAAAATAGAAAAAAAATGGCAAATGGACAATTAAATGGAACAGACCTTGGCGTTTATATTGCTGGAACATTGGTAGCTTACTCTACTAATGCGACAATCAATATCAATCACACGCCAAGAAGTGTCACGAACAAAGAATCTGGTGGGTTTGAAGAGAACATGGAAGGATTAAGAAATTGGGATGTTAGTGTTGACGCACTATATGCTTGGTTAGACCCTTCAGGATCTGCAATTTCAAATGAAACTTTAAGTGAAATATTCACAGGATATTTAGCAGCAAGAGCAAAGTTTTCTCTAACTTTTGGAGTTACTACAACAGGAACAGGTGACACAAAATATGTTGGAGATGCTTGGTTGACTTCAATTAGTTTAACTGCACCTCTTGAGGACACAGCAACTTTCAGTTGTAGTTTTCAAGGAACAGGAGCATTGACACAAACTATTTCTTAATAGTTATAATAATAGCCTGCCTGACCGTTTTCTTTTCTGAGTGGTTGGGTGGGCTTATTTTTAAAAACAGAAAAGACAAAACTTAGAAAAAATGAAATACGAAATATTAGAAATCGGGGAACACAAAATGCCAATAAGATTTGGATTTAACGCTTTGAGAAAGTATAGTGTAATGACAGGAGCAACAATGAATGATTTAAACAAATTAGCAGAGGGAAAAATGACTTTCAATGATGCTTTTAGTTTAATTTATTGTGGATTGGAAGATGGTTACAGAGCGGCAAAACGACCATTTCATTATTCATTAGATGATGTTACAGACATGTTTGATGGTCATATGGATTGTATGGAACAAGCGTTTGAAATCTTAGGAAGAGCAATGGGAGAGAAGTCTGAAAAAAAGAACAAAGCCAAGAAAGTAAGGAAGAGCTAACTTGGCGTAAATTGGAAAAGATAGCATTCGGGCAATTAGGAATGAATGTTGATGACTTTTATGATATGCTTCCAAGAGAGTTCTGGAACAAGGTTGAAGGATTTCATGAGTTGGAAAATATGAGGCAAAGAAGTGATTGGGAAAGGACAAGATGGTCTACATGTTTGTTGTTGAATATACAAATTGAAAAAGGAAAAAGAATAAAACCACAGGACCTGATTTTGTTTGATTGGGAGAAAGATGAAAAGAATATTGATTTTGAAGATTTAAAAGCAAAAGCAGAATTATATAAAAAACGAATAGAACATGGCAAGTAAAGCAATTGGATTTTTAAATTTTAAGTTTGGAGCTGACTTAGGTGGATTTGAAAGAGCAATGAAAAAAGCTCAAAAGAATCTTAAAAGGTTTGGAAAAGATTTACAGAAAACAGGAAAAACTTTAACAACAAACTTAACACTTCCAATCCTTGGTTTTGCGGCTGCTAGTTTAAAGGCGTTTGACGAACAACAAAAAGCAATTGCACAGGTTGAAGCTGGTTTAAAATCAACAGAAAACGCTGCAGGATTCACTTCAAAAGAACTTCAAAAAATGGCTGCTGATCTTCAAAAAACGTCATTGTTTGGAGATGAACAAATACTTGGTGACTCAACAGCTCAACTTCTTACATTTACAAACATAGCTGGAGAACAATTTGCAAAAACACAGGAAATAGCTTTAGATTTAGCAACCAGATTAAAAGGAGATTTAAAAGGAGCTTCAATCATGCTTGGAAAAGCCTTAAATGATCCCGTTGCAAATCTTAGTGCGTTAAGTAGAGCGGGAATCCAATTTTCAGAAGATCAAAAAAGTGTTGTAAAATCTTTAGTTGAATCAGGTGATATTGCTCAGGCTCAAAATATTATTTTAGAAGAACTAGAAAGACAATATGGAGGGGCTGCAGAAGCTGCTAGAAAAGCGGGGCTTGGTGGTGTAGAAGGTTTGAAAAATCAATTTATGGACCTCACTGAACAAATTGGTCAAAGATTACTTCCTGTTGTAACAAAATTTGCTCAGTTTTTAGTTGGATTGCTGGAGAAATTTGACAAATTAGATGAAGGAACAAAAGATAATATTGTAACATTTGGATTGATTGTTGCTGCAATAGGACCAATTTTAATCTTAGTTGGGAAATTATCAGTTGGACTTGCTGCCGCTTCAAAAGCTTTTGCCGCTTTAAATTTAATAATGAAGGCGAATCCAATTGGTGTTGTTATTACTGTTATTGCCGCTCTAATTGGATATTTGGTTTATTTGTATAACACAAATCAAAATGTTAGAGCTTCAATAAAAGGTTTATTCGCTGCTGCAAAAGTTTATTTTAAAGGAATTGCAGATCTTGCAATGGGTTATTTTGGAGGACTTGGAAAACTTATAATTGGTGTTTTTACTTTTGACATTGATAAAATAACGGAAGGATTTAATCAGTCAAAAAATGCAATTATAGATTATGGAAAAAACATGGGAAAAGCTTTTTCTGACGCTTACAATGAGGAAATGAGCAAGAATGTTGGAAAGGGAACTGAAGAAAAACTAACAGCCGATTTTAGTAACATTAACACAAACGTAACTTTAAAAGAAACAACACAAGGTTTAGGAAAAACATCTAAGAACACAGGAAAAAAGGTAGAATTTTTAAATCTTCAAATGACTGACACTTTAGAGCTTGCTAAAAAGATTCCAGAGAAATTAAAAGGCGCAAAGGTTGAACTTATAGATTTTGAGGGAGTTGTTACTAAATTAACACATGAACAGGAATTGATGAGTGCTGGTTTTGGAATGTTTGGAGATGTTTTAACAAGTTCATTGGATAGTGCTTTAAGTTCACAAGAAAAATTCTTTCCAATTTTTATTGCAAACATTAAAAAAGCAATTACATCTTTATTGGTTCAATTAGCAGTTATGACTGCAATCAGTGCAATAATGCCAGCAACTTTGGGTGGTCGGGGCGCTGCTGATGCGTTTTCAAGATTAGGTCTTTTAGAAAACTTAGGGTCAGTAATGGGAGTTCAACCATTTGCAAAAGGGGGATTAGTTACAGGACCAACAACAGCACTAATTGGAGAGGGTATTGGAACAACTGCTTCAAATCCTGAAGTTGTCGCTCCATTAGATAGATTAAAACAATTTATGGGGGGTGGAAGTCAAAATGTAGTTGTTGAAGGAGTTATTAAAGGAAATGACATATTTTTAAGTAATAGAAACACAGGTTATAACAGACAAAGAAGCGTTTAATGGCATTAGGAAAAAAATATTTTATTGATTACAAGTCAATGGCAAATGAAGATTTCACAATGGAAATCTGGGTTGAAGGTTCAACAGTTGCTGCAACAGAAATTAATCTTGGAAGTTCTGGTCCTGAAATCAAATACGAAACAAGTAATCAAGAAAAATTCACTTACATTCTTGCTAGTTCTTTAGACATCCCTTTTATAGTTGAAAACACTGGTCATGCTGATTTCATTCAGGATTTAAGAGATGGAACTTTGCAAGAAAAAGATGTGTATGTTCATTTATATAATAATAGAGATACAACAAGACCTTTATGGAGTGGATTTTTAATTATGGACTTAGCTGCTCAAGAAGATGTTTCTTTTCCTTATGAGGTCAAATTAACCGCTGTAGATGGACTTTCTTTATTAAAAGATCAACCATTTGTTAGAGATACAAATTTAGACACAGGAAATCCTGTTGAGTTTCCTTATGATGTCAATGATGTTTATTGGAACAACTATACAAGAATAACAAATTGGATTGAAATAATATTATTAAAAACAGGATCAGCTTTAACTGCACAAGGTTCAAATGCAAACTATACTTATAAAACATCTGTAAATTGGTATAACTCAACAATGCCAAGCACAGGTCAAGCTGATGACCCTTTGTTTTGGACACAATGTAAAATGAACTCCTTATATAGTAGGGATGAAAATGGTATTTACACCCCACAATCAACTTATAATGTTTTAGAGGCTTTATGTAAAAATTGGGGAATGAGATGTGTTTATTGGCACCATACATTTCATTTTGTTCAAATTGCAGAATATGAAGCAAGTGAAACAGGAACTCCAACTGCTCAGGACAATATTAACACAAGGGAATATTTTTACACAGGAACAAGAAGGTCAGATGAAGCAACCATTGGAGAATCTAATTTTGGACTTTATGATTTACAATTTGAGAACGTTACAAATGTAAACAATGCGGGGCTTCAAAAATTAGCTGGAACTAAATATGATTTTTATGCTCCTTTAAAAACAGTTGTAGGAAATTTTAGAGTATTAGCAGACGAAAACCAATTTCAAGGATTTCCAGAATTAGACCAAACAACAAATACAGGAGATTTAATTTATTCTAAAGACATTTCAACTTATGTTGATGCGGCAAACAATGATGGATGGTTTTGTCAAATACTTTTAAATTTTTCAAATATAACATCAAGAAACGCAAATGGATCTTCAAGCCAACCAAAAGTTCTTGATATGAAAATGTGTTTTTCTATTAGAGCAAGACAAGCTGGGACAACTCCTTACACAAAAATGTTAACTGAGTCTGGGGGAACTTTAACATGGTCAACTTATACAGCTCCAACATCCACAAATAACGTTCCTGATGATATGATAAATAGATATATTACTTATATACCTATTGGGACAAGTCAAAGATTGGTTTGGGAATCTTCTGGATATACTAACGGCGTAATTCCAACAGATTCAGCTTTTACAGGGGAATGGGAGTTTGAGTTTTTTACTTATACAGATGCAAATTTAGTAAGTGCTCTTCAAGTTGATTATCATGGCTCCTTATACATCGCTGGAAACCAAAGTTTTCCTCAAGTTAGAGCTGGTTCATCAGACACTACTTTTGACTATTCAGATGTTTTTGATTCCAACAATAATTTTGAAGGAATATTTGCACAAGTTGCCGCTGGTTCTATTGGTAACAATGCAATCAATACAGAATATACAAGTTCAACATCTGACTCCTACACTTTAAAAGTTGAAAATTTATATTGGGGAGATAGTCCCTTAGTTGATAACGCTTCAGCTTTAAGGGTTTGGAATGGTTCTGCATTTGTTAAAGCAGACCCTTCTGGAGATTGGGGGAAAGGAACGTTGTCTGGAACTTTAAACTTTAACAAACTTCTTGCAACAGAAATAATGAAATGTCAACATTCGGCTTCTCAAAGAATGAACGTTTCTTCTGCTTTAAGTGAAACAGATAAATTGAAGTCAACAAAGTTAAAAATGGTCAATCCTGTTGGAAGATTGAAAGACATAAATTCTGAAAAATATGTTTTCCTAAGCGGTTCTTATAACACTTTAAGAGATGAGTGGAGTGGGGTTTGGTTTCAGTTTACTTATGATTCTGGAATTGTAGTTACAACAGCTGACGAAAGTCAAACAGGTCCTTTGTCTGGTCCTGTTTTGGGTGGAACAGCACAAGGTAACTCTTTTGGAAATGGTGCTCAAATGAGTTGGCAGCCATGGGGAGCAACTACAATAAGCCAAAGAGTAGCTGCTGGAACAATTACTTCAATTAGTATTAACCCAACTGATTTGGACCTTATTAAAACAGGGGACAAAATATTTGTTACTGATAACAAAAGTGGGGAAGGAATAGAGTTTGAAGCTTCAGCGGATGTTGGAAGAACAGACACTTCAATTTCAGTTGTTTCAAAATCAATTACAAAAGACATTAGGGAGGGAGCTGTTGTTGGTATAGATAAAACCAATTTATTTGAACAATACCAAAGAAAAACAGAGGGCTCTATTGGTGGCATGCCAGTAACTGCAAACTCAATTGGAAAATATTCAATCACAGGTGGAAACTATTATATGGTTGGAGTGGACACTCTTTATGTAAAAATACTTCCAAATGATTTTATGGTCAATGATGACGCTTCAAGTCCTGACATCACTCCAGCTGTTTTTGGAGATGGAACAAACACAGGGGTTTCAGTAGAAAACACAGCTCAAGAACTTATTGCAACAGTAAACATTCCAAGTGGAACAACAGCAACAGAAGTTTATATTTGGGGAAGTAACACAACAAAATCAGTTGAGGTTTATGAAATGGATATTAATGCAAATGGAAAAGGTTCAACAGTTGGAACAGGAACAACAGATGGTTCAGCAATAAGCATTGGAACAATTGCTTCATCTGATACAAATTATTTAATGATAAAAGTTTTAGTTTCATCAACAAATCACAGAATTTGGGGTGGAAAGGTAACATTAACACAAAATTAAAATGAAAGATAATACAAAAGATATTCTGGACTTGTCAATTGCAAATGGGGGAGCTATTGGATTGAGTCTGGCTGAAGTAAATGAAGTTCTCCTTACAATCTCAATAATATTAGCAATATGTGTTTCTTTAGTAAAACTTCTAAAAAAGAGAAAATGAAATTAAGATATTTTAAATTAGATGAATTTGATTCTCCAGATCAAAAAGGTTCTGGAAAAAAAATGGACAAAACATTTCTTTTGTTTTTGGATGAGTTACGTCATAGATGTGGATTTCCTTTTAAAATAACAAGTGGATTCAGAACAGAAGCTTATCAAGAAGATTTGACAAGGAGAGGTTATAAAACAGCTAAAAAAGGAACATCACCACATTTAAAAGGTATTGCCGCTGATGTTGCAATTACAGACTCATATAAAAGAGCATTATTTGTTGCATTTACATTGGAGTTAGCAGGTGAATTAGACCTTCCTTTTCGTTTGGGAATAGCTGGAAAAGATAAAGGAAATTTTATTCATATTGATATAAGTGAAAAACTAACATCTCCAAAGATTTGGATTTATTAACAGAGTATATTTAACAACTTAAAAAAAATTATAAAAAATGAAAAAATTTATTTGTAAATTCGTGTCATTCATAACTTTTAACAAAATATGTTTCAATTATTGCAAAACAAAATGTTGTAAATAATGAATTTTATAACAAAAATTTTTAAAGCTTCTGACCTTGTGAAAGAAGTTGGAAATGTAGCTGATGAATTAATAACATCTCAAGAAGAAAAACTGATTCTAAAAAAAGAATTAGAAGAAAAGATTTTGGAGCATGAGTCAAACATGCAATCCGAAATAACAGAAAGATGGAAGGCAGACATGAACTCAGATTCATGGCTTTCCAAAAACATTAGACCTTTAACATTGGTCTTTTTGTTGTTTACACTAACGATTTTCACTTTGGTTGATTTTAGTTTTATTGATTTAAATATCAAGGACGCTTGGATTAACCTTTGGCAGACCTTAGCCATAACAGCTTTTGGAGCTTATTTTGGTGGTCGTTCTTGGGAGAAAATCAAAAGAAAAAATGCGAAATAAATATTTAGACTATAAAGAAGAAATTCTTGAGTTGTTTGAAAATGGAGTTGGATTTGCTGAAATAGGTAGACATCTTATTGATAAATACCATTTTGACGTTTCTCCCGATTACATGAGAAAACAAGTTTCAATGGTTGTTTCTTATGTTTTAGTTGATAAGGACATTGTTAAACACAATGTTAAGTTAGCAAAACAAAAACAAAGAGCTCAAGACCTCAACAGAATAGCCAACAAATCATTTAGAGAGTATGCAAGAGAGGAAAACGCTTTGATGGAATATAACAAGGCGTTGATCAAGATATTAAAGGAGAACTCATTAAAAACATCTCTAAAGAAACATAAAGTCAAAAAAGGTTCTGTTGCAGTGGTTCAAATAGCTGATACACATTTTAACGAATTGGTTGATATTGACAACAACAAATATGATTTTAAGATTGCTTCAAAAAGATTACAGAAATTTGCTTACTATGTTAAACAATACGCAAAATTAAACAATGTGAGTTCATTTTTAGTTGCCATAACGGGAGATTTATTAAATTCGGATAGAAGATTAGACGAAAAACTTTCAATGTCTACAAACAGAGCAAAAGCAACTTTTTTAGGGGTTCATTTATTAAAACATTTTTTGTTAGATTTACAAGAGTTTGCCGAAGTCAAAGTTTGTTGTGTTACGGGAAACGAATCAAGAGTTCATCAAGAACTTGGATGGGTTGATTTGGTGGCTTCCGATAACTATGATTTTACAATATTTGAAATGTTAAGGTTGTTAATTCCTGAAATGGATTTTATAAGAGGAGACAATGCTTTGGAATTGGTTGTTGAAGTAGAAGGAAAAAATATGTTAGTAATACATGGGCATCAATTAGGAAAAATGGGTTCAAGTGAGGTTGGAAAAGTTGTTTCTAAATATTCACATAAAGGGATTTTAATTGATTTTATTATTTGTGGACATTTACATGAAACAATGATTAAAGATTCAATTGCAAGAAGTGCTTCTTTAGTAGGTCCAAACGCTTATTCTGATAAAGCTTTGAATCTAAGTGGAACAGCTGCTCAGAATGTTTATTTCTTTACAAAGGATGGAAGGCAGGATGTAAGAATTGATTTACAGGAAACAGACACATGGGTTGGATATGATATTGACGAACAGCTTTTCTCCTATAATGCTAAGTCATTACAAAAAACATATAAAAAAGATACCATATTTAAAATTATTATATAGATTTGCAGTCACATATTACTTTTTTAGTTAGTTATTAGTTTTTTAAGGGCTGTATTTATTACAATACAGCTCTTTTTTTGCTTACTTTTCACTAAAACCTAACGAAAATCAACGAAATTGAGTAGTTCTTAACACTAAAAAAACACAAAAAACACCACAAAAAACACTGAAAAAACAGTGATTTACTAGATAAGAAAAAAAATATTTAAAAAAAACTTAAAAAAGTTTGTGATTGTTAAAAAAGTTCTTATATTTGTATTATAATTAAACGAATTAAAAACACTAAAAATTACAATTATGAAAACTTTACACAACATCTGGGAACTAACACAACTATCTAACCACACCTTGAAAGAGATAGGATTTGAATTAGATCTTCACCTATACGGCGAGTGTCCTATTAATTATAACTATATGAATAAAACTGAATTAGTTGGTAGCATTTGTAATACATTATTTGAAGAAGGATGTGATGATGAAACTACAATGATTGACTACTTATTAGAATTAGTAAAAGAATGTAAAATAACACTTACAAATCATTAATAATTAAACGAATTAATAACAAATAAAATTACAATTATGAAAAATTTACTAATAGAAACGCTTTCTCAAATAGATGAATTAAGGCAAAACTTAGAATTATTAAAAGAAAATTCAATAATAAGTGAATTTACTTACGATAATGAATATGAAAAATTGTGCGAATTAGAATCTACTTTAGAAAGAAAAAAAAGACAAGGAACAAATAAGATTAAAAATTTATAAAATGGAAAACTTAAAAAAGAACATCTACAAAATTATTGAAAACGGAGAACACATTAACACCTTGGACGCAACAAACAGAATAATGGATTTAACAAATGATTATTTAACAAAACAAACTATTGTTTTAATTGATAATATTTTAGACACATATATTTTGGACCACATTAGCGTCAAAGCTTTAGAGTCAAAAAGAGATGAATTAATAAATTTAAACAAATAAAACTATGTATAAAATAACTAACAAAAAATCAGGATTTATTCAATATAGAAACGATAAGGAAACAGCGCGTTTTGTATTTAAAAACAATCAATCAAATTACACAATTGAGGAAATGTCAGAGTTTGACCTAACAAAATATGAAAACTTTATTTATGGAGCTTTGATTGTTGTAACTTTTGTATTAACATTTTTTATCTTACAATTTTAATCATGACAAAAAAAGAAAGATTAAATTCACTATACAAAGACAACTCCTTAACTAAAGAAGATGTCTATACAGACAAAAGAGGATTCACTATTATAACAAGATCAGGAATTGAACAAATCCAATGGAACAATAAAATTGATGTAAGGTTTGAAATAATAAGTTCAGAACTTGGCAATATTATAATCAAAGCAACATCATTTCAAGATGGAGAAAGAAAATGTGAAACTTACGGATCAGCTTCAAAAGAAAATTGTTTTCAAAAGTTTCCTGTTGAGATTGCTGAGAAAAGGGCTTTGGCTCGTGTAATTATCAAAACAATGGGATTGACCAATACTTTAGGAAAAGATGAGGTTGATTTCCAAATTAATAAAAAAACCAAAGCAGAATGATAACTGTTAATTCATTGAGTGGAGGTAAAACTTCAAGTTATATTGCTGCAAACTATCCAGCTGACTTCAATGTTTTTTCATTGGTAAGAACAAATGATAAAAATTGTTTGTTTCCTGATAAAAAAATTAGACAAATTGTTTCCGATAAAATAGGAGTTGATTTTGTTGGAACTTTGGAAATGGATAACATTATTATAATAATGCTTGATTTGGAACAATATATTGGCAAAGAAATAACTTGGGTTTCTGGAAGTCCTTTTGAAAATATAATTAAAGGTGGAGCTAGAAATAACATTGGTAAAAATGGAAAATATTATCTACCAAACATAATGGTTAGATATTGCACTGAACATTTAAAAATGAAACCAATTTTTGATTGGTGGAAAAATAAAATTAATGAGATTGTTGAAATGAGAATTGGATTCAGAGCAAATGAAACTAAAAGAGCTTCAAAAATGATTTCAAAATTAAATTTAAGAGGTTTTGATGAAATGAAAACAATAATTGGATCAAGAGGGACTAGAAACAAATGGGGAATGATTGAGTGGAGAAAACCAACTTTTCCATTAATAAAAGATCAAATTTATAAAGATAAAATTGAAAATTATTGGCAAACAAATAAAGAGGTTAGATTTGAAAAAGGTTATTACAACAATTGTGTTGGTTGTTTTCATAGGAATGCAATTTTTTTAAAAAAAATGTCTGAGGAACATCCAAGAAAAATGGAATGGTTTGCAAATATAGAGCAGGAAAATTTACCGAATAAATTTAAAAAAAACATTACATATAAAGAAATAATGAATCATAAAAAACAATTTGAAATTGAATGGGAGGATTTTTCGGATTGTGATTCTGGATTTTGTGGAATATAAAAATAAAAAAATGAAAATAAGTCAATCTATGCTCAGGGATTTTTACAATCCAGAATATTGCAAAATAAAATGGGAGGAAGTTTATTTAAACAACTTTAGAACAAAACCAAGTGATGCAATGTTGGATGGTTTGGTGTTTGAACAAAATGTAATTGGAGAAAGTAGAGGTGGAGAGGTTTATGAGATACCTAAAGGCAAAACGGGAAAACCATTAAAAAGAGAAACAGACCTTCTTTTGTTAGCTGAGAAATCAAAACAGATGTTAAAGGATTTGGAGATTGAATTAATTGAAGTTCAACCTGAATGGGAAACAGATGATCTTATTGGACATCCAGACGCTTTAATAAAGTATAAAGGAGAACTTGCAATAATGGACTTGAAATATACATCAATGAAAGAGGATGAAAATTGCAAGTGGAATCCTTATGGTTGGTCAAACTTAGTTGATGAAAATACAGGGGAAGTTTATAAGGACTTTACTCAAGCTATACATTATATTGAAATGTATTATCAAATGAAAGGAGTTTATTTACCATTTTTTTATGTTATTTTTGGAAAGTCTGGATGGAGTAAATTTGTCTTGGTTGAAGCAACTTTTGAAAAGCTTGAGGAACACAGATACAAAATAAAACGATTTAAAGAGGATTTAAAGAACTTTAAGCCATTTGGGGTGGACAACTATTCAATTTGCAGAAAATGTCCTGTAATATGTGATAAAAGGGTTTTAAAACCAAATTTGATTCAAATACTATACTAATGAATTTAAGAGATACAGAAAGAATGGAGGTCGCAAAGTATGTGATTTCTAAAATTTGGGATTGTGAAGCCTTGGAGTTTACACAAATGAAAAAAAGAAATAGTAATATTATAAATGCAAGAATGTTTTTTATATATTATTTGTGGAAATATTTAGAAGTTCCTCATATAAAAATGAAAAATTATATTCATGGAATGCACCATGCAACCTCCATTTATCATTGTAGAAAATTAGAACAGGAGCTTGATCTATATAAAGACATAAGAAAGAAATTTATAACTTTTTTATATTATTCAGACAACAGAGAATATGTAAAAATGAAAATAGATATGACATTTCCAATGGAAGTGATGGAAGACTTAGAATTAAACCAAAAATACTTATATTAAAATGAAAATTACAGGAAAATTAGCAAAAGTGCTAGACAGACAAAAAGGAATTTCAAAAGCTGGAAAAGAATGGCAAAAACAGAGTTTTGTTTTGGACACTGGTTCGGACTTTAACAATGAGATTTGCATTGATACTTTTGGAGATAAAATTGAATTGATTCAGAACTTAAAAATTGGAGCAAACATTGAAGTCAAATTAAATGTTAGTTCTAAAGAATTTAAAGGGAGATATTATCATAACATCTCAGCTTGGGAAATTAATTTAATTGATGGGGTTGCAGACCTTGATGTTGAATCTCATGATATGCCGTTCTAATGTTAAAAGGTTACGAAAACATCAATTTTGAACTTTGTGAGGATGACCTTAAATGGATTGGTCCTTTCAAAAAAGCTTTAGAAAGAAGGATTGGAAAAGAAAACGCTGTTACAAACAAAGAAATCCAACAAAAAACGGGGTTGTCTTCACAAAAAGTTCATAAAATCATTCAACATTTAAGAGTTAACAATTTAGTTGCTGGAATTTGTTCTAATGGTAGAGGTTATTACATAGCAAAAAACATGACTGAATTGGATGAATGTTTGGATTCATTAAGACAAAGGATATTTTCACAAATGAAAACATTGCATTGCTTAGAAAAACAAGATGTGATGTTTGGTGGGGTTGGACAATTAACAATATTTGATTGATGAAAATAAAAAGAATACAAAAAAGTAAAAACTACTCAATCATTTCAAATGAAATATTAAAAAGAAAAGATTTGAGTTTAAAAGCAAAAGGATTAATGTCTTTAATTTTATCCCTTCCAGACGATTGGGATTTGAATGTGAATGGTTTAGTTAAGATTGTAAAAGAGTCAAAAAACACATTATACTCAATTTTAAAAGAACTTAATGGGTTTGGATATGTAGAGAGAAACAGAATCACAGATAGTTCGGGAAAAGTCCTTAAATGGGAATTAATTGTTTATGAGAACCCACATACCAAAAAACCAGAACCCAAAAATCCAGATGTGGAAAAGTGCACACAAATAAAGACTAATAAGAAAATAAATACTAATATAACAAAGCACAATAAAGAAAAATTTTCAATTCAAGTTTTTGAGATGGGTATTTTAAACAAAGAACAGTCAAACAATTTTATAGATTATTGGTCTGAAAAAAATAAAAAGGGAAAAATGAGGTGGGAACTTCAAAAGACTTGGGATTTAAGTTTAAGAATGAAAAGATGGAAAAGAACTTCAAAAAGTCAAGGAAGATCAAAAATTGAAAATCAAATGAGTGCTCATTATGGAGCATTAGAACTATTAGAAAAAAAATATGAAGGAACTAACTAAAAAATGTATAGGATTAATCAGTTCAAGTTTGGTTCAATTAGGACAAACAAAAACAGATAAAGATATTTTAATACTTGCTTCTACTTTAGCTGATGACCTTGTCAGAGATTGGAAGATGCTTAGTTGGTTAGATGTGGAGGAATCTTTTCGTTCAGGAATCCGTGAAAGTGATGAGTTTTCTCTTAATGTCAAAACTTATTATAAATGGCTTAGAGCTCATAAAAAACTAATTGATGAAGATGTATATAAACAAAATAACTTACAATGTTATACAACAGATAGACGTTTAAAATATAGAAGTAGAAAAGGAACAGGACTTTTAACAATTAATAAATTAATAAAATGATAAACAGATTTACAAAAAGAGCTTACAAAACAAAAGACAAATCCTTATTTCATAAATGGTTGAAAGAGGAAGGATATAACAGAGTAGGAATGTCTATTGACTTGGATGTTACTGAGGCAACAATTGATCGGTATATGAGAGAACCAGAAAGATTAACTCTTAAACAAATCAAAATCATTTGTGAATCAACCAATGTAGATAGTAACTTCATAATGGATTTAATATGGAATTGAGAGAATTAACCCCACCTGAAGGAAAGTTTTATCAATGTGAACTTTGTTACAATGAAGCAATAGAAATGGACACTTATTGTGAGGAACACCAAAGATGTTTTGATTGTGGAGAAAGAGAGGTGTGTAATGAGGATTGTTTATATCAACCATTGATTGAACAATACAACAGAAATAGACCTTACAAAGATTTTATTTATCATGTTAATCAAATAAAATGACACACATTCTAATAACAACATTCTTAGTGGGATTTATTTTAGGTGTTTATACAATTACACAAATAGACAAATGAAAAAGAAATTAAGAAGTTATAAAGAGTTAAGTCATTTAACAAAAGGATGGATCTTTGCAAGATTAAAATATAATGAAACAATTCCAGAGATTGCAAAACATTTTAACTGTTCTGTTATAACAATAAACAGAGTAATTGAGGAAAGATTAAATATTAACAAAAGTATGTTAAAAACCAAAAAGAATGGATAAATTAGACGAAATAATTCACCGAATAAAACAACACCAACCAATGATTATTATAATTTTTATATATTTGTTGGCAATAATACTTTTAATATGAAAGAATTAAAACAGGTTTGTGAGTTGATTGGATATATTATAGGAGCAATAATATCATTGCCTTTTATTATATGTTCACTAATATTAATATATATATTTAAAGCATTTGAAACACTTTGGAAAAATCCAGAAAGGTAAAATAGTTTTTGATGACAAGGTTAAATTCATTGATGATGTTTCTAAAATGTCGGATGGAATAAGAGTTGTTATTGAAGTAAGAGAAGCCGAAAACGTTAGGACTAATAATCAAAACAGATTGTGGTGGTCGTGGATGACCATTATTGGAAATGAACTCGGTTATGATAAAAAGAGCATTCATGATATATTAAAATACAAGTTCTTGTTAAGAGAAGAAATGATTGATGGAGAGATTCATCAGAGTTTAAAATCAACAACTACATTAACAAAGAAAGAGTTTCAAAAATTGACTCAGGATGTTTTCTTTTGGGCAAACGATACGTTCAATATAAACCTTCCAAATGAGTGAAGAAAGATTACAGTCAGAAGTTGTAAAGTATATTCGTTTACAATACCCAAAGGTTAGATTCTGTGCTTCATTGGGTGGAATATATACAGGACCAAGGCAGGCAACCAAAGCAAAGAGAACGGGATATTCAAGAGGGTTTCCAGATCTACAAATCTGTGAAGCAAGAAATGGTTATCATGGATTGTTTATTGAAATAAAAACACACAAGGGCAGAGCTACTCAAGTTCAAAAGGAATGGATTGAAGCCTTAAATGAAAGAGGATATAAAGCAGAGATATGTAAAGGACTTCCAGCAATATTAGATTTAATAGATAATTACTTAAATGAAAAAGGTTAGTTCTAAACAAAGTAAAATAAACAAAGAACTTAAAAGAGTTTATAAAGAGATCAGTCAAGAGAGAGGACACTATTGTTCTGGATGTGGAAGGAGTGATGTTCCTTTAAGTCATTCACATATTATTCCAAGAAGTAGGCGTCCTGATTTACAAACAGATAAAAGAAACATTACATATCATTGTTTAAGTATGGGAGAAAGAAAAGGTTGTCATGATATATGGGAAGGAATAAATAGAGACAGGTTGATTGACTATCACAAGAATATGGAATATATTTTAGAAGTAGACCCAGAATATTATTTTTTAATTAGTGAATAAATGCCAAAGAAAAGAAAACTTAATTCAAAGAATCCGAAATATAAAAAGGATGTTGAAGTGAAACAATATGAAAAGAAATTAGTAAAAGAAACACCAATGTTCAAGATGTATTTCCTATACGAAATTAATAATGCCTAAACTTCCTAAAGCAAAACAAAGACCTTGGATTCCAAAGAAACCTCAACATCTTAGGGAAGTTGATAACGCTTCATTCTATAACTCAAAGAGATGGAGAGCTTTAAGGAATTACTTTATCCAAAAGAATCCTTTGTGTGCACAATGTAAAAGAGAAGGAGAGGTTAAGGGGGCTCAATGTGTAGATCATATTAAACCAATAACAATGGGGGGGAGTATGGTTGATCAAAAAAATTTACAAAGTTTGTGTAATAGTTGCCATGCTAAAAAATCAGGTAGAGAAGCAGCTGAAAAAAGAAACAGTGTCAAAACATATAAAAAGAGTTAATACTATAAAAATAAAAAAATATATGGGAGGGGGTCAAAACATCTTAAAAGGTAACTTACAGAATAT